AAGCGCTCCTGCCATTCGGCCATCCGCGCCTTGTTGTCCTCATGGGCGGCCAGGGTCTTGGCGCTGGTGTCGGCCAGCTGTTGCGCTTGGTCGCGCAGGGCCGCGGACTTCTTGGTGTTGATCTCCTGGAGCTCGCGGGCCTTGGTCAGTTCATCCGCCGCCGCCTTCATCGCGGCATCCGCATCGATCTTCGCGGCGATGGCCTTGGCCTGGGTGGTCTCGGCCAGCTTGCTTGCCGCGAGCAGTTCGGAGGCCCGCGCCTTCAGCAGTTCGGGATCGGACAGCAACTCGAGGATGCCGCGCTCGATCGTGATTGGGGTCTGTGCGTTCATGGTTGGCTCCTAGGTGTTCTGGATCACGGCAACCTTCATGGCGCCGTTTACCCCATGGAATGCCTCGCTCTCGTCCGCCATGCGCGCGCTGGCGGCCGTCGCGGTCGGGTCGGTCCCGAACTTCACGGAGCAGATCGCATCAGTGCGCAGGCGGACCAGCTGGGTCGCGACGTTGAACGCCGCTGACTGCACGCTGCCCGCGCCGATGGCGACGGTCTGCTCGGCGATGGCAGGCTCCTCGGGGGCTGGATACCCACCGGCTCCGATCGAAAGGCCGGCATATTCGGTGATGTAGAGCGTGGCCATGGTCTCACCTGCAATCTATGAAAGGGTCATCTCGTTGGACGGTCGACGGCGAGCCGCGCGCATCGGCGCTGGTTGCCAGTGCCCACAGCCCGCCCTTGCGCATTTGCTCCGGCGTCCCGAACGCAGCACGGTCGTAGAACTCCGCCATGGTCTGCGATTCCTTCATCGGCATGGCGAAGATCGCGGCGAGCGCGTTCACGACCAGGAGATGGAAGTATTTCGGCATGGCGGCGACCTCTGGGATGGCCGCATACTTGATGTAGACCGCGGTCTGGTTGGTCGCGATCGTGTTGCCGATCCGCTCCCATTCCTTGAACGGACGGGCGTCGATGGTGGTCTCGGTGTAGAGCGCCCAGGCAATCCCTTCGAGATCCGAGGGGAGTTGATAGAAGTAGGTCCACTGGCTCTCGGGCGCATCGGTCAAGCGGTTGAGCGAAGCAGAGAGCACCTTGCAGAAGCCCCAGGGATAGGTCTCGATCAGCGCGATAAAGACGGTATCGAACAGCCGCCCGGCAATCGCGCCCTTGTCCCCATCGGAGAACGACTGGACCTCGCTAAGACCGAGCAGCGCCGTCGCCTGGGTGCAGAGATCGAATTTGCTGTTGGCCGCCATCGTTCACCCTATGAAGTCGGGGCGCGACCCTCTCGAGCCGCGCCCCGTATCAGCAAAGGCCGAAAGGGAGAGCTAACGGCCAGAGCCTCTGTTACGCGACCTGTGCGACCTCGATCACGCCGTTGAGCGCGCCGGAGGTGGCAAAGGCCGCGTCAAATGCGATCTCAATGTGCGAGGCATCGGCGATCAGGGCCGTTTCCTCGAGCGACGTCGTGACGTCGTTGTTGACCGTGCCCACGGTGGCCGAGTTGGCGACCACCACGGTGAGGCCGACGACCACCACGTTGGTCTGCTCGAAGGTCACGTTGCCGCCGGTGCCGACCGCCAGCTGGACCGCCGTCGAAGCGCGGGTGATGTAGCCGCGCGCGCCGCTCGGGACATAGTGCGAAGTCGGGGCGAGGACGTCGGTCTGGTTCGCCGAGAACCAGGAGAAATACTTGCCCCTGATATCGGCCTTGTTGGTTGCGCGCACCTGGACGAAGCCGCTGACACGACCGCCGCCGTTGAAGGCCGCAGCCGGGACCGCTTCGATGGAGACGTTCCGGGCAACCACGCCAGTCGCGCCGGCGAGATCGGTCGGTGTATCGGTGACGACCGTTCCCAGGGCCGCCGCATCCGCGAAGGTCAGGGTCAGGCCGACAACCGCCGTCGAGCCGCCAAGCTCGAATGTGATCGCACCGCCCGTCACGATGGCTTCGCCGGTCACCACACCCGAGGCACCGATGATCTGGCCGGCAATCGGGCAAGGCCAGAACTGCGAAACCGCGCTCGAGAGATCGGAGGCGTTGAGGTAGAAGGGGACGAACAGATCCCCGCTGTCGACGTCCGGGATGATCTCGAGGACGCAATGAACCGCGCCCGCAGTCGCGAAGGCGGTCGTTGCGGTGAAGGAGATATCCTGACCAGCGGTGACGCGGGTGGTCGCGGTCGGGGTGTCGGTCTGGGTCGTGCCGACCGTCGCGCCATCGGCGATGGTGATGGTGAGGCCCGCAACCGTGGTTCCTGCCACATCGATGCCGAGGACGCCGCCGGTGGTGACCTGGATCTGGACGGTGGAGATCAGGCGCTTGATGGTGCCGGTGACCGGGCATGGCATATGCTGTGCGCCGCCGGTGCCGCCCAAGAGCAAGTCGGTCTGATTGAAGAACACAGGGACGCGGACCACACAGCCCAGGAAGGGGCCGAAGGTCTCATCCACCAGGCTGACCGCACTGGTGACGCCGGCGCTGGTGACGTTGGTCACCCGGACCTGCATCGTTTCGAGCAGGGTCGTAGTGGCCGTCACGCTGTCCACGATGGCGATGTCGATGGTGTCGCCGACCGAGAACATCGCGGCATCCATGCCGGAGATGTAGGAGGCGGCGAGGACGGTCGCCCGGCTGTCCGCCGTCTTGTAGGTGAACTGTTGGGGCGCGGTGCCGCGCTTGGACTGCGCGCCTGCGCTCGAAAGGTAAGTGCGATCGTATGCCATGACCGATCTCCCTAGTTGGTGTCAGTCATGAGGCCGACCGTCACGTTGGTGGTGTCGACCGTGCCGCTGGCCTTATCCACGACAATGTGCGTGCCGTAGGTGCTGACCGCGCCCGCCGAGACCACGACCACGAAGATGATGTCGCTGATCTGCAGGATGTTGTAGGCGCCGCCGAATGCGACCGCGCCGTTGAAGTAGCCAGAGTCATCGACGGTCGCGTGCGCGTCCTCGGTGATATACGAGAACAGCCGCGGCCCACCGACGCCCAGGGCGCCCGAGGCGATGCTGGAGATACCGGCCGAGCTGTTGCCGATCGGGACCAGGTTCTTGAGAGCGAAAGCCATTGTTGCCTCCTAGGTTCGGTGCCCGGTAGCGTGGTGGGGTCTCGGAGGCCGAAGCCCCACCACTCCCGTAACACCAGATGCGTTTACGATTCGGTGCAGTCGAGCTCGACCAGGCCCTCCGCGTCGATCACAGCCGCGCCGCCGGAGAACAGACCGTTGGCGAGCCAGGACGTTTTCTCGGGGATGTAGTTGACCTCGGTGCGGTGATCGATGCCGACCGCGAGGCCGACCGCGCCATTGCCGCCGCCGTGATAGGCGAAGTTCTTGCGGACGGCGCCGGAGAGAGCGAGACCGCCCTCGTCATAGTCGCCGATCCAGATGTGCTTCGCGCCAAGCCAGGTATCCAGCGTCCCGTTGACCAGGGCGTGGATCGTGTTGAAGTCGCTGGAGGTGGCGGTGGTGTCGCCCAACAGACCGTGCAGGTTGTTGGTGTGGCCCAGATAGAAGCGCTCGCCGCTCGGGACGTTCTTCTTGTCGAGCAGCTTTTTCCACTCGCGGGCCTTGGTGGTGTTGTAGTTGGTCGAGGTGCCGCCGATGTTGGTCGAGACCGTGAGCGAGGTGCCCGCGGCGTCCATCGCGTCGATGAGCAGCTGATCCTCGCGGCGCCCGGTGGCGTTGGCGATGATCGAGGCCAGGAGCGATTGCTCGCTGTAGTTCACCTTGGCCTGATTGAAGATGTCGGTGTATTCGGCCGCGTTCCAATCGGTCAGCGTGGCCGTCGCGCTGGAGTGCGCGATGCCCATCGGCACGACGTCGGTCTGCGGGACGCGCGGGGTCGCGATGCCCTTGCCGATCTTCGGGAACCGATGGGTGGAGCCCACCACACCGGCTTTGACACGGACGGTCTTACGGACAGCGCCGGAGGCTTGATAAGCCTGCTTCACCATCGTGTCGAAACTGGAGATGACGTTGGTCGGGAGGCCGGTCGACATGGTGCGAAATCCTTGGCTTGCCGCAAAATGCGGCGTTGCAGGTGTTTCGCTGTCGGTGGGCCTCAGATGAGGGGCGCCAGCTGCCCTCCGGGGTCGGGGGCGGTTACGCCCATCGTCCGGGGCGCTTTCGCGGTGGGCCGGACGGGCGAATAATGCACACCATTGTGGTGGCTGTCAACGGGGTGTGAGTTTCCCAAAGAAAAACCCCGCCGGCTAGGGCGGGGTTGGACCGGAACGTCGGCAGGATTCGAACCTGCGGGTGCCACGCTTTCCTAGGTGCGGGCTCCAGCCCGTCGACTTGCCTTAAACCTCTCGGCCACGACGTTCCGGCTCAGTCGACTATACCCTAAGCCGCGTGCCCTCCGAAAGAGCGCGTCGGCTCCTTGCCATAGAGCTTTTCGCGCTTGGCAAGGTTGGCCTCGAATAGGGCCTGGACGTTCTCACCCTTGTTCGCCCGGGCCTGGATCTCCGCCAGTTCCCGGTCGAGCTCGGCGGCATCGACGCTCGAGGCCGCTTGCTGCACCGCCGCGATCTTGATGTCCGGGATCTGCCCGGCGTCAAAGAGAAGCTTTTGCAGGAACTTGGCGTCGTCCGCGTCGAACATGTAGTTGCGGAAGCGCTCCCGGTCCCCGTCGTCCCAGCGGCCGGTTTTGATCTGGGTATCGGCGAAGTCGTTCAAGACCTTGAGCAGCGCCGGGCCGTTCTGCCCGAGCTTCGCCATCTCGGCCTTCTCATCGAAGGCGGGGGGCAGGAGCCCGGCTTGGCCCTTGAGGAAGGCATTCACGATGCCCGAGAGTTGGGTCTGGGAGACGCCTTCCTTGTGCGCTGCCGCCGTGACCGCCGCCATGATCGGATCGGGCGAGCCGTCCTCACCGGGGATGATGAGCGCGGCCGCAGCCGCCTTGATGTCCGGGTCGGTGTGGTTGGCGAAATCGAACTTGTAGCCAGCCGGGTCCGCCGGCGGCTTGTGGTCGCCGCGGCTGATCTGGGCTCGCATGTCGGTCAGGGACTTCGCCATCGCCTCAAGCTTGGGCTCGCCCTTGGCCGCGTCCCAGAAGTTCTCACTCAGGAACTCGGGGCGGGCCTTGGGGGCTGGTGGGGCCGGTGGCGCTGGGGGCGCGCCAGGATCGGGCGGAGGCGCGGGGGGCTGGACGTTGCCTAGCCCCGGCGCGGGCGGTGCTGGGGGCGCCGGAGGCGCCGGTGGAGCAGGCGGAGCGCCTTCGCCATCAGGCGCGCGCAAGAACCATACGCGTCGAAACATCTCATCTCTCCCTTTTCAGAACTGGCCTAAGCGATCGGCCAGGTGGCGTTTGAGGCCTCAAGGAAATAGAGCATGTCCTTGAGGTTCGCGATCACCGTGTCCTTGGCCGCGCCGGACGCGACGATGAGCCAAAGCTGGTCGGTGGTGATGCTGGTCGCATCCGCTGAGCCGACGACGCCGCCGATCCCGGTGCCGTTCGCTGCCTTAACGAGTTTCGCCTGTGCCATGCTGGCCTCCTATGCTCTCTGCTCTCGGTTCCGCATGGCTCTCTCCATGCGTTCGATGATGTGCCGCACCACCTGGGCCTCGCCGTTGCGCTCATAGCCTCGAGCGGCATCGCGGGAGGAATCGAACACTGGTGCGGCCAGATACTTGTGAATGAGGTAGTCGAGGACTTGCTTCCCCTGCCCGGACATGAACAGGAGAAAGGCGTCGTCCATCTGCGCTTGTTCCGGGGTCCGGG